GCGTTATCTAAACGTAAATCCCAGAGTTGGTTATTAGATGTAACTGTAGTAGTTACTTGACTAAAAAGACTAACGCTTAAAAGACACGCTACTGCGTAGCATAAAATTCTTTTCTGCATTGCCTTGTAGTTTTAGTTTTTTTTGTGTAAGTTTTTTTAACTAAACCTACCACATCTTTATTGATTTTATCTCTGTTAGGATTTTTATCGTTTTTGCATTGCTGTATAAAAAGTTTCTCTTGTTCTTTAGCATCAGGTCTTTTTGATTTATTTTCTGCCCAAGCTTTGGTAGCTTCCTTACCTATCTGACCTTGATAAGGGCAAGGCGTACCAGCCATTTCCATAGCCTTAAATACTCTCGGGTCTTGACAAAGTATAGAAACTGAAGCGACTTTCATGCCGGTATCGTATAGATACTTGGAAAGTTTTAAGCGTTCACAGTTCTCGTCAGTCACAGTACTACCTGTGGACAGACCAAATACTTGCCCTTGAAAAGCACCAGAACGACCTACAGTACAGAGGTCTTGGGAGTAAGACATAATACTAGGTGCAATAGCAGAAGCAGGGGGTGCTTTGCTACGTACATTCTGATTAATTGTTTGGGTAGAGTTAGACTCGTTAATATTTCTGTTAGTGTTATCAGACTTAGTATTGTTATTATTGGTATTAGTATTATCAGTGGTAACATTAGAATCTGATGTAGATTTATTAATGTTTGTATTGTTATTGGTATTGGTATTGTTACTAATAGAATTACTGTTGTTATTGACGTTCTGATTTACAGTAGAGTTTACAGTAGAGTTAGATGTAGACGTAGAAGTATTAACGTTGTTATTATTGTTTGTATTTGTCGAGGTGTTATTTGATGTCGAGGTATTTACGTTAGTATTATTTGACGTATTAACATTAGTATTATTATTAGTGTTAGTATTTATATTTGTATTGTTATTAGTATTAGTATTTGTATTAGTGTTAGTATTTGTATTATTGTTGGTATTGGTATTAGTCGTTACTGTAGTATTAATGGTAGTTAAACCATTGTCTTCACAATACTGTGTACCGGCTGTACAATCACCAACTGGGTCTGCTTGTACCCCAAACGAAAACGTTAGTAATCCTAATATAAATAACGGTCCCAATAAATCTTGGTTTAGCCCTCTCCTTGTCATTTTTATTTAGCTCCTTTTGTAAAGTCTCCTTTAGACTTAGATGAATTTGTATAGAGACCAAACCAAGCTGCTCCTGCCCCTACGACTACCGATATTAACCCTGATTGTTGCATGGTAGGGTCTTCTAATCCCATGAACCAAAATGTGGTATAGTATAATAAATACATGTACACACTTAAAAAAGCACGAGGTATAATTCTCCAGCTATCTACAGCTTGAGCAACAAAGATAAGTTTTTGATAAGGGTTATCGTTCTTTTCATCTTCTAACTCTCTTATCCTATCTTTTAGTTCTGACTTCTCTTGTAGCAAAGCCATGAATTTATTAAGGTCTATTTCAACCTCATTCCTATCCATATCTCCACTGAAACCACTCATGCCCATGTAGTTATTCATTTTGCCCTCTTTTATTTTTTAACTAAACTACCACCAAAGTACATGCCTATAATAGCTGATACTAAGTTGGTATCTAGTTGCGTAATTACCAAGCCTTGGAAAGTTATCCACTGAAAGACTTCTCTACCATCAGTAAAGAATAAAAAGCCCGGTTGAAATAATGTATAGCCTACTGTCACATCGACATCTGGATAATATACTGCTACGAGTTTAGGTAGTATAACGATTGCAAAGATTGCAGACAAAGCAATGATACGTCTTGTCCATTGAAAGCCTTTATCTTGTACGTTCCTTGCAGACTCTACAGCTTTGAGTTGAAACTCGCCCCTTGTAATCAACATCTTCTGCTCATCTTGTTTAGCCTTCATACGTTGAGACCATAGACTTAACACACTACTAAGAAGTGTTGAGCCAAGCATTGTTATAATTTCAAAAGGGAACATATTATTTATCCAAAGTTAAAGTTGATTCAAGTAAATCGTTTATAGAATCTAATAAATACTCTGGCACATCTGCACCGAGTATATCATCTTCGTTGTATGCAATCATATAAGACTCTATAAGGTCTTCATACAAGGGTCTAAAGTCTTCTCGCTGTATCCAAGGCTCGTTACAAATTGTACGAGCTTTACAATCTATTCTGTAAGCTTTGTCTAATTGTTTCTCTGTGTAAAGTAACATTATATTTGGTCCAGAACAACTTGTTGTAGTTCAATACTACGTCTACCTACTTGTGTAAACCAACGACTGTCTTGCATTTGAGCTGACATTTCTTTCCAGTTGTGTTCTCTACAAGCCTGTAGCATCTTGCGAAACTTTGAAAGCCTTGTACCACCTAAGTTAAAACACATGTTGACTAACACATGCTGTATCTTTTCAGGTAGTTTATAAAATTCTTCTTTATCACCAAACACATGTATAGCTTCTGCATAGTGTCTATCAAAGTCTATGGTGTAGTATCTATCTACAGCCTCTTGAGATACAGGTGTACCAACTTCCCAATCATATTCAGGGTCATTAGGTTGACATAGATGACCAACTCCTAGAGTCTTATAGCCTAAACTATCCATATAAATCTCTAGGACTTTGCCCTCGTGTCTTTTGATTTCAGCCTTACATTGTTCGATGTTCATTTTATAATCTTTGTATATCTTCAAATGTTAAAAATAAATCTTTACCAACAGTTAATT